GGGAGTTGTTAGCTTTGGTCCTTTTAGAAATTATATTTGGTTTTCTAAAGTGCAGGAGATAGGGATTACGGCATCGGTATCTCCATTTCATCACAACAATTTAAAATGGGCAGAAAAAGGTATCATCGCCATGTATACGGAGAGTAGACAGGAGAGTGATTGGGATTATGCGGAATCTAAATTGGAAACGTTTGGGAGTCAAAAGGGGAGTGTTGTTAAAGAAAATTTCAGAGACGGGTTCTAACGATATAAAACGGAATTCGGGTGTTTGGTTGAGTTGCGCGAATTTGCGTATTTGAGAAATTTGTTTATCTGTGTCGAACGAGATGGAAATATGTTGGTTCCCATTCTCGGCTTCAAGGATTGCGAAACCATTGTAAGTTGATGTGATGTCTCGACTTGCAAGGTTGTTGAAGAATTCGATGTATTTGGTGGTGTCCATGATGAAATAGTTTTAAATATAACCCCGAGTCAGACGCTATAAGGAGCGATGATGAAGGAAGTGGACAAGACGGTGGTAGCAGGTAGGGCTGCAATGGTGATAACAGTGTTGGACTGTGTTTGAAGGAAAGCGGAACGTGAGGAACCTGTGGTGGAGAAGGTGCCAACAAGTTGTGTGAGGGTACCGGAGGAAGAGGAAATCGAGATTTGACCTGTGACTACAGTACCTGAGAAACCATAGGAAAGGAGGTAGTTACCAGGGATGAGCGTGAAAGTGGTTGCAGTATTCGCAGTGATGGAGTTACCATCGATTGTCGGATTGGTACCTAAAGGTGCTGCTGGAGTAGTACCAGTGGTCGTGGTGATGCGACCTGAAAGATTTGGAAGAATACCGGTGTAAAGGGGTCCATAGAAATGGAAATCATATTTATAGCGGACAGTGATGTCCACCGATTCTGTACCAGGAGAACCGTTGGAAACGATGATGAAGAGACCGTTGTTCCTTTCAGAAGGGTCGTCGTCGAGGATCGGTTTGCGGGTGTTGTAGCTTATACCTCTCCAGGGGGCAGTGCAAAATGGTTTGGAATTGGAATCAAGTTGGAGTTTGATAGATTCACCTCTACGTGAATAGGACTCTGCGATATTAAGCAAGGGTTGGCCGGGTGCTGGGAGCCTGGCAGGATCACCGTTTGGCACATGACGGATGACAACAAAGTTCTTTGCGAAAGCGTTGCCGGTGGATTCGACCTGTATGGATGTGACTCCATGCCAGGAATCGAACTGTGAAGCAATTGCGGAGGAACGGGGGGCTGAAGTGGGATTGTTTTGGAGTGTGAAGAGCAGGTCACCAGGTTGAGAAGTCGTTGGAATGGTGAATGTTGCGACTCGCTCAAGAGCAGAGCAACGATTATTAGAATTCACATTCATCGAGGATTGAGGATTGCGTCTGGAAATCGTGGATTTCCGAGGAACCATCTTCGAACCGGGATTGCGAACGACGGTTTGACGGCGGTTACGCCGCTGGGGATTAGCTTTGGGTTTGGGTTGCGCTTTGACGCGCGAATTTCTTGTTTGGTTATTCATTTTGAAATAGAAAATTTATACCCCGTTAGTCAATTAATTTGAGTGCAGCGGAAGCAATTTTGGCTCCGAAAGAACGCTTGACTTTGATCTGAGTGTGTGACAGGTTCGAAGCTGGAGAGTCGGTTTTATAGAAAATGGCTTCATGTTGCGTCAGTTCGTTGAAATTGATTTCTTTTCGACCGAAACGAAGCAGGAATGAAAGGAGGACATCAAAGCGGTTGTGAGAACGCGTGGTGCTGTCGTAGAACAAGGCGTTTACTTTGCACATGTTTGCACCAGCTTGCATGTCGATCTTACTGAGCTGTGCTCCTACTGCTTCCTGGTAATTGGCGAAGTCCTCATAGTTTGTGTAAGCCTTGGAGGTGACCTTAGCACACATGCGTGGGAGGTCGAATGCGACGCCCTGTTGATTGACAAGGAAGGAGACGAAAGAACCAGAGGAATGCTGGTTTGGTTTGAATTTGTAGCCGCAAATTTTAATATATTGTGCCATTTTCTCGTGATCAAATCTAAAATTGGGCCCGCGTGCAAGTGAATCATCCCCCTTGATATAAAGGTAGAGGAAGTCGACCATGATGTCAAGACATATGGCAAGATTGAATAAACAATTGTCTATCAATGTGTGCGGTGCTCCTGAATCTTTCTTATCATTAACGATAAGAGACAGGACCTCGCAGCATATGCGTCTGTTGACTAATTGATCAATGAAGGCCTCAAGAAGGAAATCGGGACATCCGATTTCAACGAGAGCCAGTCTGAGGATTGCGCGAGTTAAATTATTTTGATTCGAATCAAATTGGGTCCAATCATTGTCACCGAAACGTTCACCATCGGTGGCATCTTGCTCTAAGATTGTTTGAACCTCAAAGTCAGATTTTTGACTAAGGATCTTAACGCGCCCCTTACTTTGGTTAACAAGCACTTGTTCTAAAGCTCGGGTCCATGGGGACATGAGGATATTGAGAGTTTTGTCCCAGGCAGAAATGCCTTGCCCAGCTTTATCAGCTGTATGAGGATTCTTCCCTAAGCAAGGTTTTTGTTGTGCTTTCAGGAAGGATTTAACCATGTTGGTATAACGGTCGTTCCAGTTAGTGGCGGGTATATCTTTGAGTTTTTCGAGATCATGACCGCGCGTCTGCATCTTTTCAATGGCCTCGAGGAAGCAGGTGTGGTGGAAATTTTCAGGCATTTGCCAGTTGAACTCGTCTTTGACTTTGGAGAATAGTTTCTTGGCTAATTTGTCGCAGGCAGCTGGAGCCATGTTTTTTGTGGAGTGAGTAAGACGTTCAAGATTGGTGCGAAGAAGCATATTTTTCTGATGATTGCGAGTGATCATGACACGCTGGGGAGCTTTGAATCTGTAAACTTTGTGAGGTTTATTTTCAAATTGTTCTTCCTCTCCCAACTGTGAAGTACGCACAACACCTTTGGCGTCACCTCCTAACGGGAGTTGAGTTGATGTGGTGGAGATATTTTCGCGTGGTGCTTCCATCGGGAAATATTGTTGGAGAACGTGTTCCACAGCCCCGGCTTCAGATTTGGTAAACGCATAGGGGACAGCGTCGGGTGCGGTCTGTTCAATGACTAGGTCTTTTGGTTTTCGCTGAACATCAAGAGCACAAATGTCAATGTTACTGGCGTCTGCAAGGATGTTCAGAGGCGCCTTGTCATTGATGAAGGTTTTAAGACCGTCACCATCGGTATCACGGATGTAAAGGTGGTTAGTATGCCGGGTAAGACCCACAATGAGGTGATTTGGTGATTTCTTGATGAGATTTTCTTCGGCTGCGGTCCCGGAATAATGAAGAATAACGCTTGGGAAAGTCTGACCCTGGCATTCGTGGACTGTGAAGGCGTTCACTTTCGCAAAATTTTGGAGTTGGCTCTTCTGCAGTTGTGTGAAACAAATATTCACGGCTTGCGGGTTAGTATATTTCCCATGGACCCATTGAATGGAGTGGTTCACAGGGGATTTAGAATCTATCCCGGGATAGGCAGCTCTGATGATTGGGAGTAGGGTGACGTCTTGGGGACATCGTCTAGTAGTGTTGATGTGGTGGCGCGCCAAAGCTGGTAGCAATGCTTCCAACATGGTACAACCATTCCATAAACCAGAGAAGTCCACGTGTTGAATTTGTTTAGGGTCGCCTACTAGAAGAGTTTTAAAACGTTTAGCCACGAAATTAATGTAAGCTATTGGGAGGGTGAAGGCTTCTTCTATGATAACAAGAGACCATTTTTGTTTTTCAAGCTGTCTGAGTCCAGCGTGTACGGTGGCGGCTAGCGAAGGGGCCTTGAGTTCTGTGCGGTATTTGTCTGCTAGCGCTCCGGTGGGACATAGAACGAGAACTGGACCTTGAGGGAGGCAACTAGGAATGATCTTACAGATGACCGTACCGGTTTTGGCCCCGCCAGGAACCCCCGTAAGGGCGAACATATTTTCGATGTGTAACCGGTCAGGTCGGTGAGCTGGTTTAATGAGTTCGTCATAGGCAGTCTTAAGGACGGAACGTAATGGTTTAGGCTGTTCTTCATTTTCCGCACCGCGTAAGCATTCTTGGGTGAGAATGTCATGTTGGTTTTCAGAAAGATAAACCGGACCGATCCCGGGCATTTGATTGGCTGGCAGGTTAAAGTGTAAAGCCCATTCAGGTGTAGAGGCGGCGAGTGGCTCTTCAGGTATCGGTTGATTTTCTTTGCTCAGCAGGATTTCATTGGCGGTAGGTTCGATATCGGGGAGTGTCTCGACATTATAGCCGAAAAAAACCTCCTCGTCGAAACCGCAATCCCGCAGGGTGTCAACGCGATCGAAGTCTTCGAAGAATTGAAGCGTGGCTCGGTGGAAGATGTTACGAGTGGTTTGTGCGGCCTTTTTGTCTTCGCGATGATAATGCACCAAATCCAGGTTGAACCATTGACGAATTTTTCCATAGAGGTCATCCCAGAATGAATCCTTGATCTCGTCCATGTGCTGGATAGCTTTGCTGATAACGTGTGAATCTAACCTCCTTTGATAAATGCTGAGGATGTAGATGGAGACGCAGAGATCTGAGAATTGCATACTGGTACAATGCCAACGTTTTTCGGCGATTTGCTCACCAAGACGGATCTCGGAAACGAGAGTGCGGGCGTAAGCCTTGACGACATCGAGGGAGAAACCTTTCTCCGCTCGTGCATTGATGAAATCAAGGAGCTTGCGCACTTTCATACCATCCGTGACGATGTAATTCCGTATATCCTTGGCGTTAAAGCCACTCTTGCAGAAACCATTGGCAGCAATGTGACGGAAGTTGGGTACTTTGATCAGATCAGAAAGGGAGTTGGGGATGGTGAAGTTGAAGACACCACCGGCTGTGACTTTTGAGATTGCGAGCTCAAATTGGCTACCATGCCAGGCAACTTTTTCAATGATGACGTTAAAACCGAAAGGGGTAGCAAAACCTCCGGTGGTGAGGTAGGAGATCCAAGTGGTGTAATCATGGATGTAACCAAAGGCGGTATCAGAAAGCCAGGAAAAGGAAACTTTGTTGGTCTTTCGGTCTCGTTTGAAACGATAACCTTTTTCAGCAGATACCCATTCATCAACATCCAGGATCTCGGTAGGGAAGTGGATGAATGCTTTGATGTATGCGGTGTTATGATTCCGCATACCAACGGCCAAATCTTGAAAAGAAATATCGTAAAGTGAATGATTTGAAACAGCAACGAGGGATTGTGCGTCGCAGTTCTGCCAGCCGTTAAGACAGAAAGTTTCTGTAGGTATACCGGAAGCGAGATGTTGTGTGTGCTCATAAAGTGTTCTGTGAGTCACACCTCCGGCTTGCACAGCGACGGTCTGGGTACCGTTAGGACGGTAACCTCGGAGTTCGTTAGACATGGCTGCGCGAGCATGCCTAGCTTGATCTCGAGCCGAGCGGAGAGTACACCCATGAGGATTGGTTTTGCCAATGGCGATTCGTGCGAAGGAAGCGGCATTAGGACCAATTTCAATGAAAGTGTCATGGGTTGCCAAGAAACGATGGAGGGCTTCTTGAGCAATACTCTGATGGGCTGCGGCGAGTTGGTGGGAACCAGAAGGTGGTTGTTGATTCCCAGGTATTATCCGACATGGATTGTAAGCTGCAGATAATAGCTCAAAATTGTCGCGGTCGAGCGCGACTCGGACTTTAAGTCCGCGTTTGTAGAGACGACAAAGATAATCATTGTCGTAAGTCTCGTGTGTGAGAGTGTTTTGTTTTGAATTAAGCATTTTAAGTTTCGAGTACCTCGGTAGTGGAGCGGTCGGGACGGCTCGGCATCAACAGAGGAGAGTTT